AAATAGCCCGTCTAAAGCTGCTGTAGCTTTCAGAAAAGGATATGAACGTCCTGGAAAAAGTGAAGCTAATGATTCTAATAGAATTAATAAAGCTGAAACAGCTTTTGATGAATGGAATAAAACAAATCCTAGTAGCAATTATGATTATACAGATGCTAATAAATCTAGTGGACCAGTACATCTAAATAATAATAAATTAGAAGTAGATGACTTCTACACACCACCAAAAGAAGATTATAGTCAATACTTTGAAAAGACTGGATTTAGTGGTTTTTTAGGTCAAGGAACTTATGCACATAGTTTAATAGGTGGTAGCGGTATGCCGATAATGACAACAGCTAATAATTATAATGGTTCAAGTGTCAATATAGGTCAGATAAATATTACAGCACCAAATGGAACAGAGCCAATGACAGCAAAAGATGTAGCAGGAGCTGTTAAAAAGGTAATACCAGATGTAAATATTGGTGGTATTGGCAATAATGCACGAGATATTAGAAATATTAGTGGGGTGATAGTATGAGTTTATTTTCTACAGGCTCTATTAATACTTTATCTGCATTATGGCAATTAGGAAAAATAACTGTAGATAGAGCAAATGGTGGTACAGGTTTTTTCTCAAAAGGATATCGACCTAAAGAATGGAATGTCGCTGGCGGTGTAAGTGATGTAATAACCAATGGTAATATTGGGGATATAACAAATTTATTAGGAACAGATTTTTCTTTAGGTAGTTTAATAGGTTCATATATATCAGGAGATTTTAATTTTGATGTAACAAAAATAGGAGGCTCAAACAGCGAATTAGTATTAGTTAAAACTAATATTGGAGGCTTCTTTTTTGATGCCGTACTAAATGAACAACATGATAGTGAGCTTACTATAACACAACACCCAGTACAAACCGGAGCTAATATAGCTGATCACAGTTTTTTAAATCCGTCTACTTTAACTATGGAAATAGGTATGAGTGATGCTATGGCAACAATGTTAGAAGGTCAATTTACGGAGTATTATACAAAATCGGTATCTGCTTATGAAAAGTTAAGAGAATTGCAAGCTTTAAGATTACCGCTAGCAGTTCACACTAGATTGCATCATTATGATAATATGCTGATACAAAATATTACAGCACCAGATAATTATAGGACACAATATGGTTTACGGTGTACAGTAACGCTACAAGAAATATTTGTAGTAGATGTAGCTACAGGAACAGTATCAACTCGAAACTGGGCATCTAGTGGTACTACAAACAGAGGAGAAGTTCAACCTCAAGAAACGGAACAACCGGGAAGCGGTTTGTATGAAGCGGGGTTTTAATTATGCTATATACGATACCATTAACAAATACAGCTAACCAAATGCTTAGTTTTAAAATAAATATAAACAAAACTAATATACACATAAAACTTTTTTTGCGTTATTTAGAGGAATACAAGCACTGGACAGTTGATATAAGTAATGCAGAAACTGGTGAAATGTTAATAGCAAATTTACCTCTTGTTCCAGGAAGTGGATTAGCAAGTAATATATTAGCTCAATACGAATATTTGAATATTGGAGAAGCTTATATTGTAAAATCTGGTGAAACTCAACTTGAATATCCAGATAATGAAACGTTAGGTTCAACTTTTTTATTGTTGTGGGGTGTATTAGATGAGTAATTTTTTATATCTTAGAAAATATCGTATAGTTGTTGCTTCTTCAACTGCGGAAATTGACAATACACAACCAACAAAAGGAAATGAGAAAAGCGATACGTCTAATGAAAATAAAGAATATGCATTAGATGTATCGCTTTTGCATTGTGTTTTCAGAGTTCGCAGAGGTATGGATTTTAATAATCATGCTGAAGTTAAAATTTATAATTTGAACAAAGATACCGAAGAAAAAATAATAAAAGAAGGAGACAGGCTTATTATTTCTGCTGGATATGAAGGTTATTTGAATACAATAAATTTAAATCCAGAAGATACTAAAAAGGCTGTAGGTTCTAATTTTGTAAGTAAAAAAGATAGTAAAAATAAAACGAAAGAGGATAATAATCCTCAGCAAATACAAGAAAGTCAGCCAAAACAATATGGAAAAATATTTGATGGTCAGATTGTACAAGCTGTTAGAAGTAAAGAAAATAATACAGATTATGTGCTTACTTTAGTATGTATAGATGGGGATACTTTTTTAAATATGAACTTTATATCACTTAGTTGTGTTCGCGGTCAAAATCCTCGAAATGTAATAGATACTGTAGTATCTAAGGCAGAGAAGCCAACACAAGTAAATAGAGTATCACCAACAATAAGTGGGCAAACATTACCAAGAGGAAAAATTTATTTTGGTAGACCAAAAGATATTCTTACAGACGTGGCACGGGGTAATAATGCTAATGTTTGGATAAATGATGGTCAGGTAAATATTACAAAAATTACAGATACTTACACAGATGAAGCTTTAATATTAACTCCTAAGAATGGATTAATTGGATATCCACAACAAATACAATATGGCGTTTCATTTAGGTGCTTATTAAACCCTAAAATAAATGTATTATCCATGATTCAATTAAAAAATACAGAAATAAACGGAATGCAATTGCAGATGAATATGCCCGGTAAGAGCCAACCGCAAACACTGCAATTAGATGAAGAAAATATGTATCAAGCTTATGAAGTTGAATATACTGGAGATACTAGGGGCAATGATTGGTATACAACAGTTAATGCTTATAGTAGATATGGAAAAGATGTAGTTCCCGCAATGATGAAAGGAATTGACTATAATCCAAACAGTGTATAAGAGGTGAAACAATGATTACATTACAAGAAATGATGAATGGTACACCTGCAAAAGATGAATTACTGCAACGTAATACATCTACAAAAATAAGAGTTGCTATTCCCGGAATAATAAAAGAATTTAATTCATCGGAGCAAACTGTTACAGTTCAGCCAACAATAAGAGAGTTAGTGAATATTAATGGTCAACAGCAATGGCTTGAATTACCATTACTTTTAGATGTTCCTATTGTATTACCTCGTGCTGGTGGATTTGTTATTACAATGCCAATAAAAAGTGGCGATGAATGTCTTGTTGTTTTTGCAGATAATTGCATAGACGCATGGTGGCAATCTGGAGGGACACAAAATCAAATAGAAATCAGGCGACATGATTTATCCGACGCATTCGCTATTTTAGGTTGTTGGAGTCAACCTAATGTTATAAGCGAATACGATACCAATGCTATGCAGTTAAGAAATGTAAGTGGAAGTAGTGCAATAACTATTTCAAATACTGGAATAGATATATCTGCCTCTAGTATAACTCTTAACGGGACAACTACGATTGAAGGTATTGGATTTATGGGGCATAAACATAGTGGAGTACAATCTGGTGGAAGTACAACAGGAGGTGTAAGTGGGTGAAATATAGACGACTTGATATAAATGGAGATTATACACTTGGTAGAAATCGTCAAAACTTTTTAATGGATATAGACGCTGTAGCACAAGCAATAAAAACACGACTTCTTTTATTGTATGGCGAATGGTGGGAAGATTTAACAGACGGATTACCATTGTGGCAAAGAATGATAGGTAGTGTAGGCAGTGATGAAAATAAACAGGTGTTAGATTTAATTGTTAAGGAAAGAATAAATGGAACAACTAATGTAAATAGTGTAGTGAATTTTATATCTGAGATAAAAGACAGAAAATATACTTTTACTTGCTTAGTTGTTACTGATTACGGAAATCTTACAGTAAGTATTTAAGGAGGGATAAAATGGCATATTTTGCACCGTACATTGATGAGGCTGGTTTACATATCCCTACTTATCAAGATATTAAAGACGATTTAGTAGCTGAAGCAAAAAATATTTTTGGTGATGATATATATCTTGAAAATGATAGTATGGATTATGAATATATATCTGCTGTAGCTTTAAAAATGTATGATACTTTAAATAGCATTGTATATGCGTATAATAGCCGTTCTCCAGTTACTGCTATAGGTTCTGGACTAGATACAGTTGTTAAAATAAATGGTTTAAAGCGAAAATCTGCTAGTTATTCTACTTGTGTAGTTACTTTAACAGGAACACCGCAAACAGTTATTAAAAGTGGTATAGTGCAAGATATTTCTGGCAATAATTGGAATTTGCCTAGCAATATAACTATCCCAGAAAAAGGAGAAATTGAAGTATCTGCTATTTGTACAGTATTAGGTTCAGTATCTGCTTTAGTTGGAGATATAAATAAAATAGCTACTCCACAATTAGGTTGGACAAGTGTTACCAATAAGGTAAAAGCAGTTGAAGGTCAACCCATAGAGACGGACGCTGAACTTAAAGAACGACAAGCAGTAAGCGTAGCTATTCCATCACAGACATTATTAGAAGGAACTGTTGCTGGTATTTTATCTGTTGAAGGAGTAACAAGATTGCGTGTATATGAAAATGATACGAATTTATCTACAGCTTCTGGCGGTGAAAATCCATATTCTTTGCCACCACACAGTATAACGGCTGTTGTAGAAGGTGGAAGCGATGAAGATATTGCAGAACAAATATACTTACGTAAGGGTATTGGTGGATATACTAATGGGACTACAGAAGTGGCTATTTTAAATAGATATGATATAAACTCATTCATAAAATTCTATAGACCAACCTATATTGATATAGATGTTACTGTAAATATAAAAAAATATGTAGGATATAGCAATTCAATAACAGATAAAATACGAAATAATATATATGAATATTTAAATAACTTACGTATAGGAGATAATTTGTCTGTTTCCCTATTATGGAATGCTGCTTTAGTTGCGAATACAGATTTAACATCTCCTATTTTTAGTGTAGTAAGTCTTACTGCTGGCAGGCACGGACAACAACAAAATACGATTGATATAGAAATGAATTTTAATGAAGTTGTACAAGGAAATATGGATAATATAAAAATTGTTGCAAATTAGGAGACGGGAAATGGATACTTTATATTATTTGAATTTAATACCTTCGGAATACCGTTTAAAACCTAACTTTATACAATGGCTTAATAAAGCAATAACTTTATATCAAGATAATAATGCATGTGCTATAGATATTATAAAAGCATTTGATTTGGACACTGCTACAGGTAATCAACTAGATATAATAGGTATAATATTGGGTAGAAGTAGGCAACTATATTTTCAACCACCGGATAATTTTTCAGCCATACTTGATGATAATGCTTACAGAACATTGTTAAGAGCAAAAATAGTGTGGAACCAATGGAAAGGGTCCATACCTGAATTATATACTTTATGGGATATAGTTTTACCTGAAAATGAGTTAATTGTTTTAGATAATCAGGATATGACAATGGACGTATTTATATCTGGCAAATTAACAGACATAGAAAAACAATTAATAAGACATAATTTAATAATTCCTAAACCTCAAAGTGTACGAATAAATTATGTAATAGTAGAAGATGAAGGCGGTTTGCCTATATTTGCATACAGATATAATACTACAAGGTTAGCTGGTTATACTGCACATTGGGTTTTTGATAGCTACAAATTTACAAATAAAAAAATTTTTGGATATGGCGAAGAAACCAATGACATAGCAGGATATTCCAATGGACAATGGATGTATAACATGTAAAAAGGAGTGTTAATGATGGCAAGAACTAAT